CGAGGCAACTCACTTTGTATTACGCTATTAGGAATTGCGTCACGCGGCTTACCAATTTTGTCTAGCGCTGCTGTTACGCTAGATCTGCTCTTTGCGTCATACAATGCTATGTTATCTGTTAAGTGCGGACCTGCACTTATAATCTCAGAAGCGCGTGAGTTTAAGTAATCTTTAATTGCTACTTGGTATTCGGGCTTAATTGCTTGATTGTGATAGCCTGACACGTAATTTATGTTATACTTTGGTGTAGAAGCAGTTGTTGAGCCTATTTTATTAAACTCAATTTGTGCAACTACATGCCCTGTATTTATGTCATGTATATCCGAAATCTTATCGCCTCTTTGCACATTACTGCTATATGTTCGTCGCTCAACGCCTGTAGAACCTTGAAACGTCTCGCCTGTTATATAGTCAAGTATTGGAGTGTACCTACGCGGCTTGCCTGTAAGAAAATGTAGCTTTGCGTTTCCACCACTACCGTCTTCGCCTGTGCAAACATCAAGAAACTCAGTAGCAAGTGAAAAGTTACGCAATCTTTCTATTCTGGGCATGTCTTTAGTAACTTCAATAACACCTACATTGCCAAAGCGTAGATCGTTAGGTATTGTATTTACAGTATTAGGCAAAGCATTATCAAGCGTCTCAAGTCTTACAGTGCTATTACGTCTTTCTGCCTTTTCTTGTGCAATACGCGGCGCAACAGCTTTTTTGAGAAACTTAGCTAACGACATATTGTTAACCTGATTCGGCGGAATCTCGCCTTTCATGATTGCGTTAATGTATTGCTGCCCTAAGACTGGTAAACCTGTAAGCTCAAAGCGAATACGATCAATGTCAAACATAGGCGCATCAGAAGGGGTTCTTGTATCTTGCAATTGCGGAAAGAATTGTCGATATCTTGGATCAATTATAGACGCAAAATTTGAAGCTGCGCCTTTTTTAACACTTAAATCAGACGCTATCTCGTATGCTCTTGCAATTTGAATGTTTTGATTATTTTCTTGTTCACGCTCCAACGCAGTAATTGCGTCATTACGAAGATTTGTTGTTACTCTGTTAGCTTCTGAGTCTGGTGCAGTAGCCATGCGCCTTTGAGTAATCTCATCAACTTTAGCTTTTAATTCCGCAATCCTTGCGTTTGAGTCAGCTAATTCTTTTGCGTATTCGCCTAAGGGTTCTCGACCTTGAGGGTATTGCGGTGAAACTGCACTTGCACGAGCTTTTGCTGCAATATTTGCATCACCCATTACGCTTTCTGTTAGCAAGTTATTAGGTGAGTAGACTGTAACCCCTTGTCGCGCTGCTTGTAAAAGCGGATCTTCTGCTGTACCTGCGTACTTTGCAATTTGCTGTGTAAATGGACCTGACTTAAAACTTTCAGCCGCTTTTACTCGATCAGTAAATTCTGCAAGCGTAGGTAATTGAGAATTTTCAGACGCAGCAAGCGCCTGAGCTTCAGGTGTTTGCGTGAACTCGTCAAGCCATTTTACTCGATTTTGTGCTTGACGCTCTGGACTTGTACCCATATTATACGCTTTATACGCCCCAGTCACGTCATCAATGTACGGGTACATTTCAAATACTTTGTTTCGTACGTAATCATTGTACGCACCCATTACAGCAGGCGCAACAATGCCTGAATACGCTTCTATTATTGCAGTAGGGTTATCAAGGTTAACCGTTTCTAATTTACTGAGAACTTTTGCAATCCCAGGCATTGACCGTGTAGTATCACCTTCTGTTGCATTTGCTAATGTACGTGATTCTGTATCAACGGGTCGTAGCAACTGGCCTTCATTCACATTGCGCACAGCGTTTAGCTTTGTCTCAGGCACCAGATTAGCACCAAGGATTGAAACAATAGGCTTGCCACGCTCTTTTTGCCGTTGCGCATAGTTGCCTAACTCATCAGCCATTTGTTGAATAGACACGCCATACGTAGGCTTGCCTTCAGCAGTCATAGCTTTAAGCCTTTGCTGCGCATTAATAAAGTCTGCTGGGATATCTGCTATCTCTTTGCCTGTAGCCGCGGCTTGAGCTCTAAGAACTCGTGCATCTGTAGAACGAGGCCTAAAAGCACCTGCAGTTGGGATGTATGCAGGCATACCTTTAAACGTCTCGCCTAAATCCTCAAGCATCTGGTTTGTGTAAGGGTTGTCCGATTGGTACTGCAACGCTGCAGATCGAGCTTGAGCTTCGTCATACGCAGACCTAGGAGAACCGGGTGGTACATACCCATATGAAAACGCAGCAGGCACACTTGTTGCCAATGATATAGGCACCTCAGCAAGTGGCTGCACAGCTTTGACTGCAGGAATCTGGCTCACAAGTTTCTTTAGGTTTGTAAGCCCAAGTCTTTGCTCGTAGTCTTTTAGGTTGCCAAGAAAGTTGGAGCCCATCTCACTGATGGACATCTGTGGCTGCGTACTCTTCTTTGCCAGCTCAAACTTCATGGCGTCAACATCAGGCCGTGTAGGAATATCAGGTGTGCTGTCATCACCAATGACATTGCCAAGTTCGTCGTAAACTAGCGCCATCAGTCTTCACCAAACCCTTCATATCGTTTTAAGTTGTCGCCAAAAAAGTGCTGTAAATACTCATCAATTTGACCTTCTGTAAAGTCAAAATCTTCTAACATACTTTTCATATACGCAGGCTCATCAACCGTGCGAGTAAACTCTGTGCCGCCTAGGAAGTCTTCCATTGGCACGTAATCCAAGTACTTACCAAAGAGATCGCCAAACTTTTTTACTGTGTTGTAGTGCGACTTTGTAGGCTCTGCGCCCTCAAAGATTTTCTCATACGAATTTGATAAATACGTTGAGTATTTATCAAGCTTCTCTAAATCTTTAGTGGGTATCTTATCTTTTAAGTGATGTCGCACATCGTCATAAAAGCCATACGCAGAGCCTGCACCCCAGTCATCACTATTCATTTGCTCAACAACGCTATCAAGCATACTCTCTCTAAAAAACTTATCAATCAAAGGTATTGTTGGAGAAATCGTAGGCGCAACGCTTCTTACAACTTCAGGCGCAATCTCAGGCACGACTTCAGGTATAGCTTTAGGCGCAATGGTACCTACAGCTTGCTTACCTATACGTGACACTGCAGCGTTAGCAGGTATCTCCATGAACTTACGCCTTGACATAGGCATCTTAGCAAGCGCGGTTAATGGGTTAACAGGTTCTGCAGGTGCTTGTGCTTGTGCTTGTGGGCCCATAGGCGATTGTGGCAATGCAGACGGCTGCGCGGCAATAGGGCCTCCGGGTGGAAGCTTTGCCAAAGGGTCTATCACGGCAGGCAATTGATCGGGCATCTGCGTAGGAATGTTTAGGCCCATCGTGCGTCGTGATAGATTCGGAGTTACAACAGGCTTAGGCTTTGCTTTACCAAAGAGCCCGACCTGTTGCATAAAAGGACTGCGTTGTAGTTGGCTTGCACCGTCGTCGTAACGATTGAAGTCAACTGCTGCTTGCATTCTAGCTAGATCAGTTGGGTCAATATCGTCATACGGCATATGGGTTGACTCTCCGCGGTTGAGTGTCATCTACGTAAATATCAGAATCATTATACACATAATCAAGCACAAGGAAACCTTGATCGCGTAATAAACGTAGTGCTTGTGTGGTAGCATCCACCAAGTCGTCATGTCGTACCTCGGGGAAGGCGCATAGCTGGCTGATGAGTGGCTCTACCCAATCTCGTGCTGCGCCTTCACGCACACTGGACTCAGGCACGTAGATCAAGCCGCGTTGGATGATAGGTGCAACCAAGTTGAGACGTTGTGTCTTGTCTGCCATGCCCGGGTTATACGCTCTTACGTTCAGGCCAGCACGTTGCAAGTCTTGGATGAGGGAGATACCGGCGCTCTTATCCTCAATCAGAATCATGTCAACCTTCTTTCCGTTACCGAATTCATTGTCGTCGCCGTAGATTGACGTAGCTTCTTCCACAACACGAGGTCGCAGGTCAGGGTATTGCAGGTGTTCTTCCCAGCAGTCAATGACCATGGCTGACAGAGGCTTATCGTCGCTAGGTTTAAAGATGCCGAACACAACGCAAGCAGTCGGGTCGTTTTTAGTCTTGTCAGATGTGGCGCAGTCATAGCTTTGCACCACGAATTGAAACTTAGGCAGTGGCTTCTCATGGGGCCAGAGCTTGAACCATTCACGTTTCACGATACCAGACTCTTCGGGGTCGATGATCTCGGCGTAGATTTCTTGGCGCCCTATCTTTGTACCCTCGTATTGCAGGATTTGCTTTTGGAAGTTAGGAGCAAGGTTCTGAATGTTGTCAAACGTGGTTGCTGTGGTGTAACATACATCATCACCATCGCGATTCACGAGATCCACTATCAAGGGCTTAGGCTTAGGAGTCGTAGTGCATATCAGCTTTGGGTGTTGGCCAAGTCGCATGCCGAATTGCAGCATGTCCCAAGCATCGTCAAGGTAGTCCCAGGCTGCGAGCTCGTCAAGCCAGCCACCATGGAACTGCGGACCTCGAAAGCGATCAGGCTCAGAAGCTGCGATTCCTTTAATCATGCTCCCATTCACGAGTTTGATCTCATGTAGCGACTTAATGTAGTCCTTGATGAGAATGTTGGGCACTACGTTAAGCAGTCCGGACTCTCCCTCAAAGCAGACATCACGCACATCGCCACTTGTAGGCGCGGAGACTAGCCAACGCGTGTTAGGCTGAGTCCAAGCCTCCCACCACACCCACTCAGCAGCGCAGCGTGTCTTACCGGCTCCTCGACCTGCCAAGAGCAACCAGATCGACCACCAGTCACCACTTGGCGTGATTTGATGGTCATTGGCAATAGACAACCACTTGGTTCGAGCTTTAAGTGCACCACGCCACTCTGGCGTAGCTTTGTTGAGATCGGGGCCAGACTGAATGCGCTTGGTTAAGCGCTCACTTGTCGCTTGACTCAGCATCCGCTTGTCTTGCAGCAAGGAGATCTGACATGAGCTCTTGTGCAAAGTCGTGAATTACGTCGACCTGAATCGCGCCGCCGTTGTTGCCTGACACTTCAACTTTGGAGTTTTCACGATACTCATTGGGAAACCGCGCAGCCATCGAGCGAGACCAGAGTCCTGTGTTTAGCTTGGGCGCACCAGGCGTCTCAATCAGGTGATTCTCAGCCAAAAGCTCCCAGTATGCAAGCGCATCTTGTCTCGCAATTTGCAAGGCGCCGCGAAAATCGTCATGAACTT